CTCAGTCGCTTTCAGTCAGACATGATCGAGGGTCGGTTCCACCAATGGGCGCCGGTCGTCATCAAACCGATAAGGGCTAATCAGTGAGGCACAAACTAAGCATTGACCAGGTCGCGCATGCTTTCGAGCTGCACGGCCTTTCTGTTTCTTATGAGTGGATAGCCCAAGACCTGGGCGTTAGCGTCACCTGTTTGCGTCGCTATATGCGGGGCGCAGAGCGCTATGGCTTTTCCTTTTGGGATACTTACCGACTAGCTAATGCTTAGCATTGCTAAGCTATAGCTTTAAGCTAATGCTTAGCATCGCTTAGCTTAAGACTATTTAGTTTATCTAAGTTAATTAGCTATTGCTTAGCATTGCTTAGCTTATGCTGTCTGTTTATCGCAAGCGAAGCGTAACGACCAGGCAAAAAGCTGTCAAGCCCTAGCAGCCAATTAATTTTCTAATGCCCTGCCGCTGCCTGCGCACTCCCCGCATATTTTGAGAGTCTGCACGTTCCGGTAGCCTTGGGGCAGCTCGACCGTTTCCTCTTCTTCTAAGAAAAAGCCTAGCCCATTACACGACAGGCATTCTTCCCAGCCAAACGCCTTAATGATGGGGTCGCCATCGGTAGATTTATCTAACATTTGAAGTCCTCCAGTAAACTATTTGAGTAGTCACTTTCTTGAATAGCCACGAGAGGCCGCAGAACGTCCCTCACAGCACGAACACTATTGCAGCAGTACCAGTACATACCCAGCCCATGAAATCGCTCAGAGAGTGCTTTCTGGGCCTCAGAGAGCCTGCCGCCTTTTGTACGCTTCAACTCCAGGAAGATGGGGCGCGGCTCAAACGATGGGTAAAACGCCTGGTCAGGCAGGAATAGCTCAAGGTCAGGCCAGCCCGATTGGGTGCCCATCCTCTTTAACTTGGTTTTGAAATTGATGTGTCGCTTGCCCTCATTGGGGGAGTGGTGGATCAAAGTTTCAGGGGGCAGAACGGCATTGAGCCACTTGATGACTCGAAGGTGTACCTGGTCCTCAGTCTCGCCGGAGGTAGAAGTCGTTCGGTTGGACGCTGCCATCAGTAAGCCTATAGATTGCTTCCATGTAGGGCGGCTTGGGTATCATCCGATCCTTATCGTCAATATCCCGACACCACCGTGACACGACGCTCGCATGAGATGCACCTAACAATTTAGCCAGCTTCCCGTAGCTCAATTTCTTACGGACTCGCCATTGCTCTAGTGTCATCATCGTTACGCCTCACGTCATGCTATGGGGCGCACGATAAAGGGCTTGACGCATTGAGTCAATAGATATAACGTACCGTTTAATGCCAATACAGGCAGAAATAAGACATGGGAGGCAGTATGTATAGAAATATTTATGAGCATTACTTCAGTGCTAAATGCCCAGTTAACGGAGACATGATCGACTATCACCTAACAATCGAATCTTCTGAAATGATTGAAGTCGAGAAGATTGTGGATGCGACCGATGATCTTCAAGAGGGCTACCATGAAATTTTCGCTGATCAGTTGATAGCACTACTTGGTGGCTTTCAGATAATCACAGCCCATCATCATGGTGTAGACATCAAGACCATGCGAGAGAAAAGCTAGTGATTCACTACCACGGCGGCCCGATTACGCCAGACACTTGTGCAATCAAAGCCTGGAAAGGCCGCCATGCTTTTATAAGTTTCGCTAGGCCAGACCAGCTCGGACTCGCCACGGAAATTTGTCAATCCTTTGGGCTAGACAATGGGGCGTTTACCTTTTGGAAAACCGGGGAATCTATTGACTGGTCAGGTTATTATGAATTTGTTGATCGCTGGAAAAATCACCCACGTTTTGACTTTGCAATTATCCCCGATGTAATTGATGGCGGTTGCCAAGCTAACGATGAATTGCTGGCAGCCTGGCCTCATGGTAATCATATTGGAGTGCCGGTTTGGCATATGAACGAGCCAGAAGACAGGTTCATTCGGTTATGCAATACCTATCCGCGGGTCGCTGTCGGATCATGCGGCGAATATGATGTGCGAAATCCAAGCAAGTGCGTCAGCAGGATGAAGGATGTCATACGCCATATCACTGATAGACATGGCCAACCTATTGCAAAGTTGCATGGTCTTAGAATGTTAAACAAAGCAGTGTTTCGACACCTTCCATTATCAAGCGCAGACTCAACAAATCTAGCAAGAAATATTGGCATTGATAGCAAGTGGTGCGGGGCATACAGCCCCAAATCAAAAGAGACTCGGGCAAGCATTCTCGCCGAGAGAATAGAATCTACTAACTCAGCCAGTGCGCTGCATTGGGATGAGGCGAACGACAAGGTAGATATACAACTATCTTTTAATATATAGGAGGCAGTATGGAGTTATTACCAACGCCAGATTGGGCGCTACGGCACCACTATTACTGGCATTCAAACCCGCGCAGTAAAACGCGGAGCAAGACCCTGTTTGACAAGTGCATCATCCGGCCAAAGCTGAATGAGGCATGGCAAATCACCAAGTCAGATTGGGCAACACCCGAAGATGTGGAGGATGCCTGGACTACTATCCGCAGGTTAGATGGGAAGTACAACGGATCGTCTAACGCTAACATGGAGTGCGGCAAGCTAGTGCAGCAGGCTGTGGACCTCGCAATCTTTGCGGACATGGATCTCGAAGAGTGCAAGGCTTGGGCGTACAAAGAGTTTCACGAGAAGTATCTGCATCGAACCTGGGATGATGGCACCGACGAAGAGAAGTGCGATCAATACCTTGATGAGATAGAGCCAGTGATCGAGAACGCCTGGCATGGACTCATCGAGGCGATGACCGAAGAGCCTAACCGCGTAGCAGAGCGTGAGCTGTACGGCTATATCGGTAACAACAAAATCCCCTATAAAACCCTACCCGATTACTGTTTCCGCGGTGATCTCAAGACTAAATGGTCCAAGCGAAGCAAGACTACGAAGTCAGGATGGGCGCAGAACTCGCTTCCCAAGAACCTAACAGGCCGATGGGAGCAAGCGAACGTGGCGCAGGTTGCGGGGTTCCGTGCATTGAACGGCGGGCTACCTTGCTGGCTGCTCTATGTAAACAAGTCGGACTACCGGCTATTCCACCAATACAACTGCGATGAGATGAAGCCCGACTACCTGGATGATGTTATCCGAGAGACCGAGCGACAGAACGCAGTTACCGAAAAGATGTTGAGCCTTGCCGATACCACAGACGAACTCATGGAGCTTATCAGCCCCGAGTGGGATGAACTGTGCTGGCAAGAACCACCAGGCTACCTAGAGGAGGCACATGGCATATGGAAATGAGTGAGCAGATAGACGCCCTATCAAAGGCACTATCGAAGGCACAGGGAGAGATGGGGGGCGCCGTTAAGGATGCTAACAACCCCTTCTTTAAATCAACTTACGCGGACCTGGGATCTGTCATCAAGGCGATCAAGGAAGCATTCACTGCTAACGGACTGAGTTACACGCAGTTTCCTGTACGTGATGAAGCTGGCGCTGGCGTAGAAACCATACTGATGCATGAGTCAGGTCAATGGATCAAGTCTAGCTACACGCTACCGCTGGCTAAGTTTGATGCACAGTCAGCCGGGTCATGCCTTACGTATGCCAGGCGCTATGCGTTACAGGCTATCGCTGGCATCCCAGCAGTAGATGATGATGGTAATCAGGCTACCGCAGCTGCGCCACAGGCTCAGCCCGCACCGGCGCCCGCACCTGCACGTAAACCCAAGGCACAGAAGACGCCGCAGACTGTAGAGCAGGAAGCCAAAGGCAAGAACATCATGGTCAACAGTAAAGAATATGGCCCGCTGATTACCTGCAACGAGATCAACGCATGTGTCGATCACATCGCGCTTGAGCAGTGGAAAGAGGACAACATTACCGCCCTCAAACTAATATCCCAGAACCACAAGGATCTGAATGGCATCATCAACGCGGCATTCCAGGCCCGCAAAAAAGCAATCAACGAAGAAGACATACCTTTCTAGGAGGAAAGCATGGCAAACGCACCACACATGGGTAACGCTAAGATTACCTTTAAGAACAACATCAACGCATCCACTAACGATGTGCCGATTGAGTACCAGGCATCCGCGTGGATCACCTTTAACAACGGGTGGGATGACGCAGCTAACCGCCCCTATCCCTTGACCGACCAGCAGGAGATGGTAGTTGAGCAACTGTACCAGCAGCTTATTCAGTCTGGCGCACAGCTTCAGCTAACCATTAAGCAAAAGGCAGGTCAGGACAGCAGGGCATGGCCTATCGCTGGACGCATGAACCTGTTCGTTAATAAACCCAAGCAAGACAACGGCTATCAGCAGCAGTCTTACCAGCAACCCCAGGGAGGTAACAGTGAATGGTGAACTTATTGCGGTCAGCGACTTGGCTGATTATCTATTCGGTGAAAGGAGCGCGAGAAATTACAAGCGCGCTTTACGCCTGGTGCAAAACGGAAGTATTCCTTCCATTAACACAGGCACTCGTTACTTTGTCACGAAGACTGAAGTCGAGAAATTCCTGGCATCGAATGCACAGCGGGACAGCAGTGATGGTGGAGCGTGATAAGGATTGGTGGACTGTACAAGCGTATGGTCCTATCAACCCTATCGTAGTGGTTTGCTCCGACTATCGCATGGCGCTCAAGAAACTATCTGCCGAGCTGGACAAGCAGTGTAATCAGTACCAGCTAGAGCAGCACTCGCCCGAGTGGTGGGATGCAGAGGCAGAGGATTTTAGCTATGAGTCCCAAGCGAAAGGTCGCTGATGGAAGCAACATCTGGCAGCGAATCCTCGATGAGCTAGGCTGGGATTCACCCGATCCCGGCCAGCTTACCGAAGATGAGATAGCCAGGCGCCTACAGATCAGCACAGGCGCAGCTATCAGGGCGCTTGAGTGGGCCTATGAAGATAACCTAGTTGGTTTTATTAGGTCCACGGATGGCACTGTAAAATGGCACCGCCGTATGCCTAGAAAGGCTATGATACGCCATGAAATATATGGGAAGCGTGACTACTGTTTGCGCTGCGATACGATTGGCGGTCATAAAGAGGGGTGCATACATGGCAAGTGACTTTGTTCGCAGAGGTTTGTTGAATGAACTTGCTGAAATGGGGTACGACGAGATAGCGCAGGAGATGGGATTGACTAAGGATCAGGTCTACTACGCTGAAAAAACAGGACTAGCAAAATTAAGAAAAAAACTTGCTAAGTACGAGGAGGATATAAGAGATGCTAGACAATCTGAACGACATGGACGTAATCAAGGATGCTATTCGCACACGGAAGATTGGCATCCGGGGGGATTGCGTGACATGCAAGCAAACGGCTGGAGTTAATCAGGAATTGATTCTCTTGCTAGAACAAATAGCTTCAAAGCAGCACATCGGGGATGCTTCAGATATGGCGAAGCGCGCACTCGATATCTTACTGAAATAGGGAGGCAACATGAGCCAGAAGAAACGTGTACTGACTTACCTCAAAGAAGGTAAGAAACTAACCAGGTTGAATGCCTGGGAAGAGCTTGGAATCATCGAGGCGCCAGCCCGCATATCCGAGCTGCGACTAGAAGGTCATAAGATCAAGTCAGATATGAAGACGGTGATTAATCGCTACGGCGAACCCGTCCGCATCGCTGAATGGTCTATATGACTACTTGCCCTTAGGCTTTTTCTTTTTACCCTTGCCGTACATTATGCTTTCGCCTTGTTGCGTTTGCTGATTGCGGCAGCTTTTCTTTTAGCGTCCGCTTTTGAACTTGCGCCCCAAGCGCGCAAAGACAGTAATAAACGAGTTGGCTTACCCTTACTATCTCGCTCAGGACCAGGCATACCACCCATACGAGCAAGGAAACTAGCACGGCGAGGATTATCACCAGAACGAACAGGAGCGCGTAGGTTACTACCAGGATTCTCACGCTCATACGAACGACGGCCTCTTTCATTCAAGCCTCCCCTTGGATTTTTACCGGCTTTACGCTGCCATGCTGCCGACTTAGCCATTGTATCTCTCTCGCTTCCACGTCAGGTACTCTGCTGTTTCTTCGAGGTCAGCAAAGCAGGTTACTAATGTAGCCGGCGTCTTGGCTTGTGGGTCAATCACAGCGCCAATCGCATGGCCGTACTGCTGTTCATCATACCCCCTAGTCAGCGCGTAATCATCAAAGAATTTATAGCCACGCGCCCTGGCTAACCACGGGCAGGTGTCGATCTCTGGTAACTCTACCTGCGCCAATGCCCAGTTGTGCCGGTGTCCTGCAATGTAGAGGTGCGCGGTAGACCAGAACTTAGCCGCCTTCATCTGCGCGTGTAGCGGGTTCCATTGCGAGTGACCAGGCATATCATGCGCCATGTGGATGCGGCACTCTACGCCGTTCTTAAACTGTAGCTGTACCCTGGCAGACCACTTCTCGTAAAGATGGTGCGGGCCTTTCATCCATTGCACCGGATCGCCCGAGCCGGACCACATATCATGATTGCCGGCAATCAGTAGCAGCGGGTCCATTTCCTGAATGAGCCATTCCACTAGCTGCCATGCTTGCGCTGCCGTCGTCTCTTGCTCTGAGTACAGCCGGGACAGTCTGCCTACCCAGTTGTTGATCTCATCGCCGAGCGAGCAGCCGCGCATTCCTGGTGTATTCTTGATAATGTCCAGATCGCGCCTAAGAGTGGCCCAATCACAACCGCTGTCATCAATGTGAGGGTCACCCAGAAAAGCAAGCCCAATAGGTTTGTCAGTATCGACCTTAACATTGATCCACTTCCTCGCTTGTTTGGCCTTCTTCTTGCGCTCAAAGCCACGAGTCATACGCTCGATCAGCTCTTCGGTCGGCATTTCTTCGGTAGGTAGGTGAGGGATTTCGTAGTGATCGGCTTTATCTAAAGAGCCGCGCTTTTCTTCGAACTGCTTAACGCGCTTAGTAACGACTTCTCTGTCGATGCCTAATATTTGGGCGGCAGCGCGATAGCTACCAGCCTCTTTGTACGTTTTGTATGCCTCTAATATTTCAGCATCACTGTATTCGGTTGCCATAGTGTCATCCTAGTCTTGCCACGTCCCCGTTCTGAGCTGCTCTACTAACTCCAGCCCACGTAAGCCAACCTGGCGAAACCACTTGCTGTCCATTAACTCATCGGCTGCGCGATCCCAGTTGCCTTTCTCTGCGGCATCTAGCATGTTCTCGAACAGCGATAGTCTGGGCCAGCCCAGGTTAAAACATAGATTTACCATTACTGCTTGACGAGACTCATTCAGTTCATTCCACCACGGGACATTCCTGTTTAGCTCATCAACTACTACTTCAATATCGTTTTCTAAGAGCATTTCTATCTCAATGGTAGATAGCCCTCGGGCGCTAGTAAGCAATCTGCCCACGCCAATCGTAGGGTGTCCCTGTACGCGGGAACCCTTGCGAATCTCTCTGCCGGTAGCGTCATCGTAGACATACAGTCTC